GCGGACTTCCTTTGCAACGGAAACGGCGGCTCAGGCAATGGGCCTTTTCCGGACGGAACTTCTGACCGCCTCCGGGGCGCTGACCGTTTTGCTCCTGCTGGGTCTGTCCGCAATTGGTTCGCTGCCCATTTTCTGTTTTCTGATCCTCTATGGGGCCGGGGCAGGGATGCTGTCCTTTCAGCTGCTGACCAACCTGAACTGGAAGGCAGTGTTGATCTATTCCGCCGCATCCGGGCTTCCGACCGCGCTTGCCGCCGGCTGTCTGTGTCTGTTCGGTGCGCTGGCGCTGCAGGTCAGTGGAAAGATCCAGCGCTGCTCCTTCGGAACGTCGCTTTACTCCGCCGGAGCCTGGAGCCTGGTCGGCCAGTTCGTCCGCACGTTGTTTCTCCTGCTTCCCATCTGCGGTGCCGCAACGGGGATGCTGTATCTGTGCGGGCAGATGAAGGGATTTTAAGAAGTTCGCGCAAAAAACAAATTCCTATCTTGACACTCACCGGCTTTTATGGTAGAATACATCACGTTGCAGAACATTGGTCTGCTACTGTGGCTCAGCCGGTAGAGCAGCTCACTCGTAATGAGCAGGTCGTCCGTTCGAATCGGATCAGTAGCTCCAAAATGAAATCCCCGAAAGTCGGCTTGTGAGGCCAATTTTCGGGGATTTTTGCTTTCTTTTTTGATGCTGCTAGGATAGACAAATGTGCCTTAATTACCCTTGTTTTCCGAAGAGTTCCTTCAAGAGGTGGCTCAAGAGGTGGCTCAAAAATCGCTGTGGAATAAGGGATGAAGTTGCGGTTGACTCCTTGTAGGTGTTCGAATGCCGAAAACGTCCTTTTCACAGCCCAAAGAATTTGCTCATTACGAGTGTGAAAAATATTCATCATTATGAATGAATTACCGTCAATTTCAGAAACTGCGTGAGCCACCTCTGCGCCACCTCAGAAAAAAATCAGCCGATTTGCGCCACCGGGGAACCGGCGCTGCTTAGTTTGATGGCGGTGGATTTTTTGAGATACGCATCCAGACGGTTGATCTTCTTCTTTTTGAATTTTTTGTCGAGGGAGGTGTAAATGCCAAGGGTCACGGTGATGTCTTTGTGGCCCATCTGATCGCGGGCGGTGAGGACGTCCACACCGGCAAAGTACATCAGGGTGCAGAAGGTGTGGCGGAGCTGGTGTGGCGTAAAGGTATCAATGACCATGGGCAGACCACCGGGGCGGTTCTTGTTCTGCTTGCCACCGTAACCGTATTTGACATTGAGATCCCGCATATAGCTTTCCCACAGACGCTTCCAGCCCTGTTCCGTCATCCGCTGGCCTTTATCGTTGTGCAGCACATACAGGCAGTCGTCCCGCTGCGTTCTGAGGTAGTCCACCAGAATCTTCGGGATACTGACCACGCGGGACCCGGCGGCGGTCTTCGGTTTCTTTGTGCTCTTGCCGGTGAAGTTGTATCCTTTGGTGACCGTGATCGTGGCTGTGTCCAGATCGACGTCGGCCCATGTAAGGGCGGTAGCTTCGCCGCGGCGAAGGCCAGAGTACAGAAGCAGCATCGCGGCCCGCTGGGCCTTGTGCGGCGTTTCCCGGATCCACTGTTGTTGTTCTTCCGAAATCGGCTCACGGGGCTCCGCAGGGGCCCCGGCGGGGCAGGTGACTTTGATGATGGGATTATAGAGCACGATCTCCGGGATCGCGAGGTCATACGCCGCCTTGGCACTGGAACGCAGATTGGTCAGCGTGAAGTGGGACAGGGGAGGCTTGCCGTCGTGCCAGTCGGCCAGATCGTTCAGCACCCGCTGGAAGTCGGCGGCTTTCAGTTCCCCGGCGGGCATATCCTTCAGGGCACCCCATGCGTCGCGGTTGTCCTCGTAGCGGGCAAGGCTTTTCTCGCCGATGCCCTTGGCCTTTTTGACCGCGATCAGGTTGTCGTACAACTTGCCCAGCGTCGCGTTGCTCTGCTCCGGATCGAGGCCCTTGCTGATGGCAGCACGATATTCTGCGGCGGCCGCTTTGGCTTCCCGCTCCGTCGCGCCGTAGAAGGACTTGAATTTCTTGTTGCCGTCCTCGTCTTTCCCGATGTACACCCGGTAGCGGTAACGGCCATCCGTGTTCTTCTTGTTCCTTGCCATAAAAATTTCAGCTCCTTTGGGTCAGGCGCGAGCTGATGTGGTATAATGAACACAGAAACGGCGGGAAACCCTGATTTTTCGGGGCTTCCCGCCTTTTTTGTTACTAATTTGTTATTAGTTCAATGTTCAATTTGAGTTCTTCTATATTTTTGTGAGTGTAAACCCGTTCCCCTGTTCCTTTGGATTTATGCCCCATAATTCGATCAATGCACACCTTGTTTGCCCCGGCAGAATCAAGGCGGCTTCTGAATGTGTGGCGGCACTCATGCGGGGTATGCTGCATTTTCAGCTTTCCCATGATTTCAGCCCACAATGCCCGGTATTGGGTTTGATTCAGCTTCTTCCCGTTGTACTCAAACAAATAGCCGCTTTTGGATTGTTCAACCCGCTTTTGAACTATGTGCTGAATTTTTGAATGAATGGGAACTATCCTGTTCTTTCCCGCCGCTGTTTTCGTTCCCCCGGTCATGGTTTGGGCTTCAAGATCAACCGCTTCCGTTTTTAGGGCAATCATTTCTGAAATCCTGAATCCCGTATAGAGGAAGAATAGAACGGAATCAACCCATTCCAATTTTTCATTTTCCCAAAGCCGGGAAACTTCTTCATCCGTGAAAATTTCCTTGCTTGTTTCAGGGATTGGATCAGAGGTAAGCAGATCAGAACAGCATTTTGAAATTATATCAAGTTCCATTGCGAAACGGTCAAGATGCCCGAAAAGGTTCTTTATTGCCCCTTGCGTGGAATACCCACAACCGCAGCTATCAATGCAATCTTGCATTTGGTATGATTTGATTTGCTTATACTTCATCTTATTCAGTTTGGAACAATGCTTGTATGCTGATTTCAAGGAACTTCTGTTTGATTCGCCCAATTTCACAGCCCGCTTTTCAAGCCACAGATCATAGAGTTCTTGAAAAGTGATTTTATCCGTTTCTATGTCCCACGGATCATTGTTGTAATTGGCAAGCATTATCAACCCTTCTTCCCGTGTGACGGCGTAACCAATGGGCTTTTGCCTTCCTGATATGCCTTCCTTCACAATATAGGGCTTTCGCCTGTTCCCTGACAACTTCGTTACTGTTCCATATCCATTCGGATTTTTCATAACTTCACCGCCTATCTTGAAAAATCAGCCGTGAAGTGATATAATATAGACAGACCGCCTAAATCACTTCATCCTGATTTATGGTCGCTTCCCCCGTTGGTGTTGCAGCACTGACGGGGGAAATTTTTTGTTTTCAGTCAAAATAATTCAAATTGTAAGTAACATATACCATATCAAAAGATTTGTTTTCCTTGTCATAGTTATAAAATTCAATTTCTGCAACCTTATCAGACACAGGGGAAAATTTGTATGTTGTTCCCGTATCAACAGTTTTCTTTGCATTTTCACCGGGAACGATCCCAAACATAGCGAAAATGTTATCGGAATTTGAGCCTTCAACCTTCCATTTAGAATCAGAGAATAAGCGGAGCTTTACAACAGTATCTTCATAGGTTATGAATTCCCCCGTGAACCCATCAAATTCATAGGTTAAAATTTGCATTGGGAATTCACCTTTAGATGTAATGCTATTCCAATTTTCGGTTGCTTTTGGTTCGCCCAATTCGCTTTTTAATTCTTCCGTTGAAATTCTACTGAACTTTGAACAATCAAGCACAACAGAAATTTCTTCATTTTGCCGTTGGTATTGGTCGGGGTTTTGAATTATGCGAGATATTCCAAAGCATAAAGCCCCTATAAAGATAATTCCGATTATTACAGTAATTTTTTTCTTCATAGCAAAATTCCT